GGGTCATCGCTACCATCAGTTCTTGGCTGAAGGAATATAGGTATAGATTTAAAGCCATAAACAATCATGTTCATGAATAAATCCGAGGCGTCACCTCCAGTCTTTGAGATAATACCACAACGAGTATTAGCTGTGAACGAGGCCTCCTTGGTAAGTATGCATGATGATTGTGAGGTAGCTCCCTCTCTTCGTTTCTTAACCCTTATGACACCTAATATTGTATCATCTTTAGAAATCTCATTGTAAAATAGAAACCATTTTCTATCAGCATCTCTAAACTCTGGCTCAATGCCAGATTCAAGCGTCCAATAGTTTAAGTAAAAGTAATGGTCTCCTGTGATATAGGTAGGGAATCCGTTATTCATAAACCAATACCCATCTCTACATCTTTCAAATTCTCTTTTGATAAATGTTATTTGTTCTTCATTGTATTGAGCATTACCATCCTCATCTATTTCTAAATCATAGAATGAATCAGGTATATCAGTCTTCCTAAATTTTTGTTTCTTTGCATCAAGATTGCTACCATCAATTTCTTTTAATTGTGGTGCTGATGGAAAGTGACACTCAACGCCATAAATTTCTGTTATTGGCATATGCTATTTTTAAATGACTCGTATTTTAAATGTGCATCAAGCTCGTTATCAAAATACCCTAAATGTTTTTTTAATTTACCTATGCCTATTTGAGCAACAAACATTTTTCTTCTATTGCAAAAAGAAACTCCAATATATTTACTTGTTTTTCTAGAATCTTTTATTTTATAAAAAGATATATTATCCCTTGAACTGCACCACCTTAAATTAGTTAGATTATTATTTGTTTTATCTCTATCTATATGGTCTACTTGTAATAACCCTTCTTTATTCTCTATAAAATTTAGTGCAACTAATCTATGTGATTTATGTATTTTAGGTATTTTATTTGTGTATAATGTTACAAACAAATACCCATATCTGTCCTTAGGCTGCTTAAGTATCTTATTTTTTATTAAACTTTTTATTCTACCAAGGTCGCTTACTTGATATAATCCTTCGTATCCTTTAATATCCTTCCACGTTTCCATGATTTTGCTTTTTTTGTTTTGATATCCGTATATCTCAGTAATTGGCATAACACAAAGATAGTCAATTATATCTCTTTGGTGTCAACAATTTTAACATCCTCTCCTGCAAGCATTGCATCTATTGTTTCCTCAATCAGTTCTCTCTGTTCAGGATTTAATAAGGCTATCTTTTCATTGATAGCAGGCACAGCGAATATATCGCTTTCTATTTCAGCCTTAATACAATCTCTTGTATCTTGATTGAAATATGGATAGGTTTGAATATCATTCATAACCCATCTTAATTTTGCTATGTAGGTTTTAAATAATCTCTCTCCTCTTGACTCTGGATTTTGTCTTATAAAATCTTCAAAGTGTTCTTCTGACATCCTTAAATGATGTATTGCTGATACTAAATTTGCTCCCATTGTTTATAGTTTTTTGTTTCGGTGGCAGGACTTGAACCTACACACTCCTTAAAATTAAGGGCTCTACCTATTTGAGCTACACCGAATCCGAGTTAGTAATTACGACCTAAGAAGGGATTAAAATGGCAAACCATCACTTGCGTTAGATGCTGCCTTTGGTGTAGGTTTCCAAGTGTCAATAGTGATTTGAACATCCTTACCGAACTTGTCTTCCTTACCAATGTTAATGTTTAATTTAACATACTTCTTGCCATTGTACTCTTGTACATGCTGACTTAAGATTTCTGGGTTAACGGTTACTTGTAACCAAGCTTCTCCTTTTGTTTTCCCGCTTCCTGCGTAGATTTTTGGTGCTTTTTCCATAGCTGATTTGTGTTTGTTTAAAATGAATAGATATTATCTAATTTTTTTTGTTCTCTTCTTTGCTTAAGATATTCCGAATGGCAGAACTTGCACATATTTATTCTGCTTTTCCCCCAACCATTTTTTCTACTAAAGTATTGTAGCTTTCTTTCTATGCCACATTTAGTACATTTTTTCATACTATAACATTTTTTGTTCTGACTTTAAATATGATAATGCAGAGCGTAATATATCTGCCTGATAATGTTGCTCCTTCAGCAAATACTCGCACCATGTATCATAGAAAGATACTCCTGCTATTTCAGCATTCAGTATGGCTTTCTTCTCGGTGGCATTACCTTGATAGTTATCTACTATTTGTATCTTAGATACTGTGTGCTTGTCTAATAGGAATTGAAATCTTGCTCTACATTCAGCAGCAAGATATTGAACATCTACTATAGCATTTAATTTTAATAGAACAGATTGTGGGTCTGTTAAATCTACCTTCATGGCTACAGCTTTCTTAACTGATTCCATCATGACTTTAGTGTCATCAAACTTTTTCTGCAACTCTGGCTCTTTGAATAGATTCTCCATATTTTTTTGTTTTAGGGTCTTGAATAATGTTGTATTGTACTCTCCATTTATACAATGTTTTTTCGGAAATACCTAGCAGCTCGCTAGCCTCCTTAAATGTAAGTGTTTTGTTTAGTGCTTTGATTGAAAAATCTTTGTAATAATAATCAAAGCTTAGTATTTCGTCCATTACTTTTTGTGTTTATATGTCTTATTGCGTATTCTCCATCTAAGGCTTTTATGTATAATCTATCTTTATTTGCTGATGCTCTTTTTAAAACATTTTCACTTACTCCTAATTTAGCTGAGGCTTTTTTAACGGATTCGTATTCAATTCTTTTCTCTCTTCTTTTTTTCACATCAGCGATTGACATATCATAAAGCGCAATACTAAAATTGTTTTTCTCCATACCGCAAAGGTAATAATGTTTAAATTTAAAATGGCAATTCTTTCATTATTTTTTCTAATTCTTCATCAGTTGGTGGAACATATTTTTCCTTAGGCTCAACCCTACCAATTCTTTTAATAGGAAGCCAACCATTCTCATCAGTAAACTCTACGCCATCAGCCATTTTTAATTTAATTGTCTGACCTCTAGGTGTGGTGTTACCACCAGTATCCTTGTTACGCATTTTGTTTACATAGATTTCAGTTATCATCCATGTATGAGGGTCTTGAATATTTCTATTCATCGTTGCAAATACATCAACCTTATTGTAAAGGATTGCTCCACCATCAGCATCGGCAGGGAATGGTATCAACTGATTACCATCCTTATCCCTCTCTCTTTGAGATTGACTTCTTGTATGCAAGGCTACAAAGATTGATATGTTTGTTCTCTTGGTAAACAAAAGCATATCAGTATACATCTCCATATCGTTATCATACTTTGAGTTACCCTTAACCTTTAATGCATTGATTGGGTCAATAAACATTCCCTTGATAGAATGGAATTTAGAAACCTTTTCAGCGTATCTAAGAAGGTCATCGTAGGAATACATTGTATCATTATTGATAAAGAACATTCTTTCATTAACCCATTTTAATGCCTCTTGGAATTCAAATTCAGTACAATCCTTTATCTTCTTGCCTGCATAATGCTCAATCATTCTCATCTTAACTGAGGCTGTTTTATTTTCCCCAGTATATACTACCCACCCCCAATCATACTTGTAGGATGATAAGAATATCAGCCAAAAAGTTAAGGCTGTTTTGCCGGTGTGAGCATGAGAAAGTAGGGCATAGAATTCGCCTTCCTTAAGTAAAAAATATTTATCCATTTCATCATAGCCAAATGGAAGACCCATAGGTATAAGACCTGCTCGGTATCTTCTCATATACTCTTCATCAGCCTTGTTGCTAACTAAGAATGAGAGTTCCTGATCTATCATACCCAACTCCTCAATAGCAGTTCTTTCGTAGGCAGCAAGCTCATTGATAGGCATATACTGACCAGCCTTGATACCATCAGCCACAGCTTGAATCTCTATCTCAGCCTCTTGAGGCCCAAATTTCTTTAATACCTCAAACTCTAAAACTCTTTTTGCTATCTCCTCTTCCACAAGGCCTCCAGAAACCCATCCTCCTGCCAAATAAGAGGCTTTAATTACTGAGTGGTGTCTCTGCCCTATCTCAGCCTTTTGAATCATTTTTGAGGCTATATTTAGCTTAGAATAATCGGTACTAACGCCAGTCATTAGTATTCCCTCGTTGCGTACATTTTCTATTACCTCAAAGAATGTCTTGCTATCGTGATTGATATAGATATTTGGGTCATAGGATAGGAAAAGAATTCTTGATGGGTTACGAGCCGTTGGGTCAAATACTGGATACCTTTTAAGTAAGGCGTTGTAATGCTCCTCGTGCTTGTTGCCATCAGCTATCTTAATTAATCCATGAACTCCCGTGCCAGATGGCGATGTCCATAGAGCAAAAATGAATGGGTCTTTCTGAGCATCTATCTTAAACCTCTCAACATCATCAAGGTCATCCACATCAAATGGAATGAACTTTGAATGTATGCTAAGTGAATTATCATTACGATATGATTCGTAGACAGTACCATCTTCTCTTGTTTTTTTAATTGGGATGGTAAACTCTCCAGCAAACAATACGCAAGGCAATTCTTTTTTTAGCTGAGTGATTTCATCCTGATCCTCAGATTGTCTTATCTTTTCTACCTGATCTTTAACCCTACCATTTTTGATGGCGTTCAATACATTTTGTAATTCTATAGTAATAGGATTCCCTATGTCACTATATTTTTTGAAGATTGTTACCATAAAGTTGTGTGTGTTGTTCCCAAAGGATTTTTTCAATTTTTTCTACTCTTACTCTGAAGTCAATATTAGTTACCATTAAATTAGAGGCTGTCTTTATTGCATGCATTACAGAGGTGTGATGATTTACACCAAGATACTCAGACATTTCATCTAGGCTTAATGGAGTAAATTTCTTAAGCAAATAGGCGCAAGCAAATCTGGCATCAACTATCTCAGTCCTTCTACTCTTGGTTGTAATGTCTACGCCAAACTCATCGCTGACTTCTCTTATAACATTAACGTGTGGTAAAGGGAAAGCAATGTTTGTATACTCATTTTTAATTTCCTTTATAACAATATTAGCCTCATCAATAGAGTATCTACATCTAGCGATTATATCATTCAGCCTTGATAGAATTTTTATCACTCTATCCTTATCTTCTTTTGTCATTTCAAAAATTTATTTAATTGTTCTTTGTATTTGTTATGTATCTCTGTCAGTTCATCTATATCTACTCCTTTCCATATATTCAATTTATTATTTGTCATCATATAGGCTTGTATTTCATCATTTATTACTGAAGTATCATATCCTAATATTAAAAGATTATTTACTATTATTCCGTAAACTCTTCTTGGTATACTATTTGTTAATTCATCAGCTATTATCTTATACTCCCTATTTGTATGATATAGCGCATGACATAATTCGTGTTTGAATGTGCTACCCTTAGCTGACTTTACCCCAATTAAATATGCATCAGCAGGATTATCAGTAAGAAGTATTTGGTCTAATATATCTTGCATTGCTATGTCGTATGGTGATTCGCATTGCGCTCCTAATATACAATTAAGTGCAACCTTAAATGGTATATTAAATCCATCCCAGTCTTTAGTATATGTAAATACTCCCTTGTTCTTAGCTGAATACCATTTCATATAATCCCATATACTAAAGTCTTGCTCCTTAAATAAATCACTATCTGATTCATAGAACTCTTGTGCCCTACAGAATAGCATAGCTCTATCGTATTGATTAGGTACAATAACAGCAAAGATGTTAGGTCGTACTTCCTTCAGGGTGTATTCTATATTCATAATCGTCTATTTGTTAGTCTAAAAATATTTTTAATGTTTTTCCTCCATCCTGAAATGATAATTCAACTGAATGAAAATCGCCTAAATCTTTATATAAGGTCAATAATCTGCCAATAGGCTTATCATTCTTTGCGTGGTTAATTACCTCTACTCTTGTTATTGGTGTAGGTACTGGCTGCTCTTCCATATTATCTTTATTCATGTTATTTGTTTTGGTTATAAAATTCATTATATAAATCTTCTACGCTTTTACCCATTTTATTATTAGTTCTCATAAAACAAATTAAATTTAAATTTTGCTCTTTTTCTTTTTCAAGTTTAGACTCTAAAATTCTTATAACCCATTTCATAATGGATATTTCGTGGTAGGCTATAATGTTTGTTTCCAACTCTATCTTTAGGTCGTCAACTATTTCTTGTAAGGTTGTTTTCATTAGTCATTATTTTTTACCCAATAAGGTAGTGATATAACAGGCTTGATTCCATTAAATTTGTACCAGAAGTCATAAGACATTTCAAAGCATTCAGGTCTTTCTAAACAATAATTAAATGCTAGGCATAATCTCTCTAACTCCTTCTTGCCATAGCTGATGAACTCATCAGATACATTAATCAAGCTATTGTAGTAAGGCTCTCCTTTCTCAATTACATAGAATGAGAATGACTCTCCTTGCTGGGTATAGATAGCTGATTGTATGTGGTATTGATAGTTGAAGAAATCTTTATTTAAGGTCTCTATTTGCCCGCTTTGAACTGATTTGACATCAATTAC